TAACGATAAAATTGTAAAAGGTAAAGGTTGTGTTTGTCTAACAAAAATAAAGCCATCTGTCTCGTAGTTTCCTCTAAATTCTACTTCTTTATCTCCTGTAAATGGAGGTATACCTTCATCCATTAAATCAGCAGAACTTCTAAATGGTATTCTTTCCATGTTCGAAAGATCTGGTCCAACTTCTATACCAATACTTTCATACATTCTTACTGTAATATCATATATTCTTTTAGTCTTACCTTGTGATGTGCCATTTTGTGATCCAGCATCTAGTCTCATTGTTTGTAATAAAGAAGTAAAAGCTAAACCTACTTTAACATTTTTTGCTGAACGATCTAAAGTAATTTGACCACTACCATTTACAGTTTTATTGGGATGAGTTGCACCATCTGCTAATATAGCAACTACTTGACCTTCAAGGTGTGATAATCCAGAAATGGTTGTTGCAGCACTACCACTATAACTTAATGCACTATCTAAAAAATTAAATGATGTGTTATCTGTTTCATCAAAGTCAAGTTCGTTTAAATATTCAACATATCTTTTAGTAGTACCATCTATTGTTCTTTTAACAATTACCCATGTTTGATATTCTTTATCATCTGTAGGAATAACAGCTACACTATCTACCATTGCTTTACCTTCGCTTGTTGCAGTTAATCTTGTACTGTCAAAACTTTTAATTGTTAAATATCCTGTCGCTTCATGTGCTGTTTCTGTAATTGTAACTACTGCACTAGATACTGTTGCAGTAAAATTAGCGTGAGCATTGATTGCAGTTTTTAAATTAGTTGCTGTAGTATTGTTGTTAGTTTCAGTTTTAAATTCATTAGTTCCAGCAGTTCCTGTTGTAGAATTAAAGTCTACAGTTGTACCATCTGATTTTGTTAAAGTTAATTTAGTTCCATTTGCAATGTTTGCATAATCAGAAACTGTTAATGTTGCTATACCAAATCTCCCACCAAATATATGTCTGTGCCAAGCTGTTACTTGTTGCTCTCTTTGATATGTTAAGCCAACTAACTCTCCATCTTCTCTTGTTGCATAAATAATTTGATTAGGTTCTTGTTGGTATGCAACTTGTGTTAAACCACCTTCAGTAATGTGTTCTGCAAGGATTGTCATGTCTGGAGCTACATAACCATCAACATCAAAGTTAAAGGCTAGTTCTCTAATTTTTCTTCTAGCACGTTGCAAGAATAATGTAGCGTTACCTACAGCTATAGCATCTACGTTAGCTGCACCATGGTTAGATTGTTTTTTAATTAATATGTTTGTTGGAGTAATAGCATTATCTGTACCACCTCCAGATACTGCAAACTCACCACCTGCTGTACCAATAATTAAAGTTCTTGTTGCTGTCATGAAACGAATAGCATTTACTTGGTTAGACGCAATCGTATAAATAATAGCATCATCATCTGCAATCGTTCCACCAAGATTAGCATCCATATTTTCATAATCACCAGACTTTGAAAAATAAACTGTTTGTGGATTATTTAATGTTGCAGCAAAAACTAATCTTTGTTCAAAAAAAGTTACGCAAGAGGGATGACCTGTAGTGTCTGAAAATGCTCCAAGAAACCAATTAGTAATTGCGTTAGCATTAGTAAAAGCTGTAGTTACATTTACAGTTATCTCTGTTGTGTTTGTTCTTCCTGTAATAATTCCATAACCAGAATTAAAATGTATTTGTCTACCAACATCTGTTGCTAAAAATCCAGACCCACCATTTATTCCAGTAGTAGCACTTGCTGTAATAGTTCTTGATCCTGTTGAAGCACTTGATGGAGTTAATGTTGTTGCTGTAGTGTTTGGGTCTAAGAATGGTCCTTTAGTAAAATCTACATCTGTTAAACTCCATGATGTATGACCTGTTCTAGATAATTTTTCTACTTCATGATTAGGATGACAAATATACATAACGTCTGCAGATTGTGCAAATTTTAAATCAAATAATTCTGCTTCTAAATAAGGTGTTGTTATTTCAAAAACTTTATTTGATACACCACCAGAAGTATAAGTAGTAAATCCAGAACTATTTATATCAGTTCCATCTTTGTCTTGTAATTCAAATGTATTAGTAGTTTTGTCTGCAACTAAAAATCTTTTACCATTAACCTCTGTCATACCTCCGACACCACTAATTAATACTTCATCACCATTTGAATATCCATGTGAAGTTGCAGTTACTACAGCAGGATTAGCTTTAGTAATTGCAGATATAGTTTTATCTCCTTCTAGTACAGCACCATTATCTTTAAATACTCTAATTTTTAAATTTGAAAACTCAAGCATATAAGTTTGTGTTGTAGAAAATTCAAAAGGAATTAGTCTTGTTTTTTTTGTACTGTCTGCAACTTCAGCTACAAAGTTTGTACCCGGTCTACGAGCTGCTGAGCCATGTGGATAGACAACTAAGTTTTCTAAGGTTGAGCAACCAGAAGCATACTTTGCTAAATCGTTTCTACCATCTAATCTTGGAGATAACTCACCGCCTGTAAAGTTCGTTAATTGAACTGCAACTCTAGCCATTATTAAAACCTTGAGTTAATAAATGTACCTGCGTCTATAACATCTGTCATACCTAAATCTTGTTCAACATTTTGACCTTCAGTTGAATCTACAAATCTAGCATCTTTTAATTTATCTTGAAATAGTTGATACATATTTTGAGCTGTTTGATTATTTGATGTAACTCCAAAAGCAATGTCAGCACCTAATGCAGCAGATAATGTTTCTCTTAATAGTTCATCATACTCATTAGCATCAGTAACTCTAGAAACATATAATATTTTCATACTAGATGTATTAGATAATATTTTTCTACCTTCTACTTTGTAATTAGAATCATAATCTAATATTCTAAGTAGTCTTAAACAATCTGAAGGTAATGTGTAAGCAAAACTAAAACCCCATGCAGGAGCTGTAGTGTCTGCAGCAAGTTCAATTCTTTTTTGTAAACAATTCCAAGGGTGTGATCTAAACACACCATCTCTTACTTGAGTATATCTTTGATTGCAAAGTCTAGCGTTTTTTGAATCTTCTGTAAGTGAAAGTATAGTTGTTGCACCTAGTTGATTTAATGCTCCGTTACAAATTTCTACTGTTGATGCCATACTACTTCCTTATAATATACTTACGCCTTATCTGTCTATCTTTTTCTAAAGCAAATATTTCTGCTTCAGTTTTTTCTGCTTTAGCATCAAAGCCATAATGATATTTAGTATCATGTTTAAACCTATCTACTAACACATACCTATATACATAATTATCTTTTTTAAAATGTATTACAGGTTTTAAATCTTGTATCTTCTTCATGCACTCTAGGGGGTTTCCACTCTCGCTTCCACCCCCTAAAATTTTTATTAGTCTAGAACGTATGTCATCTGAACTGTAATAAGTCCAGTTGCATTTGCTCCAGCTGTAGTTGCTGTAACAACCAAACCTTCTGGTGCGTCTACAACTGAGTTTTCACCCAATGCTGTAGTAGCAGCAATGTTAAAAGATGTAAGTGAAGTTGAAGCAGCAGCTGCTTTGTATTCATCCACATCTAACGCTACAGTAGTTCCTGCTGCATTAACGTATGCTGCATGACCTATTGATAGAGTTGTACTTGAACCTAGAGCTGCATGATTTACTCTTCCACCAATTATTCTAGCACCGTCTGGTAGCTTGAACATATTGATAGTTTCTTGAGCACCTGCCGCAGTAAAATCTGCGTAAGCAACTCTAACTCTACCATGTAGTTCTGTCGTACTTATCTTAACAGAAGGTGTATCTACAGTTTTTGCGTATTGTACCGAATTAGCCATATATATATCCTCCTATTATGCTTCTTGACATACTATACCAAGAACTTTTGCTTCTTCCATTCTAGTAGCACCGATTGATTGGCAGTAGTATACTTGAGTAGCGTAAGATTTGTCTGCTCTTTCGTCTATTCTAGCTGATACGTCTTTACCAATCGCAAGAGTGATTCCATCCTGTGCGAAAGCTATGCAAGTTCTGTCATTACCAGATTTTGCAAGTCTGTTTGATACAGTAAATTTAAACCCAAGGAACGAGTCGATTTCACCCTGTACTAATGCTTTTACAGTATTGAAATCTGAACTTGTTACTTCAGTTGTTGATAAAAGGTTTGTGATTTGCTCTGGTCCCACGATAATGTGTCTTGGGATTGAAGGATCAACACTTGCTAGATCAAAAGTCTGCTTAGCAGTTCTTAACTTAGCGATTGTTAAACCAGCTCCACCTGCAGCAATTGCAGTTTGAGCAGAAGTTGAAGTTGCACCAGTTTCACCTGTGAAGGCAGTACCAGTTGCAGCTGCAATAATCACATCATCCATTGCTCTACCCATTGCCATAGCAGCAGCTTGAGCATAAGATGAAGTAGGATCAATTAA